GGCAAGTGTATAGTCGGTAACTACTGTTCCGTTGTCGCCAGTGCGTAATACACCCTCAATGAATCCTGTAATGATAGCAGTCTTCTGGGTATTCTTGTTTTTTTCTGGTATACCTTTAAGATAAGATGCTACTGAAATCTTCACTCTATTCTGTACTCCTTAATTATGTCAAATGCCTCACCTGATTTCATCTCTTCGTAAGTGTACTGACAATACGCTAACCAATGCTGCCATTTTTCTATTACTTCACTATCCCGGTACAACGGGTCTTCTATCTTACTAAGGTCTTTGTGGCATAATAAGTCAGCTACGTTAGGTGCTGTAGAAAATGCAGGAATACCAAATCCAATAGCTTCTGTTGCTGCAATACTATTAAATGTAACAACTGCATAAATATCGTCTTCGATAAATTGAGTGTATATAGAGTTGCCGCCGACTCGTTCTTGTCGCCTTGGTTTATTGCGAACGATAATATCTCTATCAGTATAGTTCTTCAGTCTAGCAATGGTTTCCTTGATCCATTCGTCTCGGTTAATACCATAGAACTTACACGGCTTTTCGCTAGGAGAAACTAATAAGATGTTCTTTCCTTCGGGCTGCCAACCATTAAACTTAAGATAATCGTAGTTTGCTCTTTTTAGAAGCTGGTTAAATCTGTCATCTGGTAAATTAAGATTCGGTTGAGAATGCTGCAGGCCATTTTTTACTATCCTGTGCCAGTACTTGTGTTTTACTAAGTTACCGATATATCCTGTATCTATATAATAGTAGTCGCGTTTCTGGTTGTAGCATTTGTCTACTATTTTTCTCGACAAACCTCTAAAAATTACTGGGCTTGACAGCATGAGCTTTTTCTTTTGCCGTAGGAACTCTTTTTGTGTTACAAAAGTCGCATTTACACTAGATGCAAGGCCAGGAACTATTGAATCATTTGGATCTATAGCTAACATTTTAAATTCCACGTTGCTGGCAGTACTCGGTAAATATTCTTTCTTCATGCCATTCGGATCCCATCGGTGTTTTTGCAAACTCGTGAAAGCTAGGGGCTCCTAAGGTATAGTGTAATAGTTTAGCGTTTTCGTTCGGTCCAAACTCGTCCGGCAGCCAGTTCCATTCTATAGGCAGGCTGCCTATTTCACTGTCTTCCAACCAAGAAAATCTGTGTAGAAATGCACCTGTTGAACTTTGTACGAGTTCTGGTGTTACGCCTTTGTTTGATGGGTGTTCACAGTTCCACATAATAACACTTGACCAATTCTTGCGAGGATAGTCTTCGTTTGGTGCTCCAAGGTATTTCTTCTTCATTTTAGTTTTGTAGTCGTGCTTGACAACCATTACAGCTTTTGATTCGTCGCGCATCTCCCACAGCTTAGCAATATCATCACGTAGAATCATATCACCGTCCATAAAGATTGCCCAGCCTTTGTACTCCATAAGACTTGGCACAAGAAAGCGACTGTAGATAAAATGGTTACTACCGTCAGTATGGCCTTCTTCGTAGTTGTTAAGAGTAGACAGTGCTAGTGGGTTTAAACTAACTGGCTCGCTAGCTTTTCTGATTATGCTGTTTGAACACACGTGGTATACAGTCGCTTCACGTGGGTCGTATCCTAAAAATATTGGTATCATAGTTTCGTCCCGTTTTCTTTATTTATGCGGCAGTATATTTCTAATTGCAGTGGACGAAATTGCGTTAGTACGAGGCAAGTAAAAAACATTACAAGGTAAGTAATCAAATGTCCCTGACCAGTCATCACCTATCGTGAAAACATCTACGTTGTAATTATGTATATCAACCTCTTTTTGAGCCCACGAATACTCGGGAATAACTAAATCAACAAATGTAATAGACTCTACCCACTCTCTTCTTTTCTCGTAGCAAAAGTTACTAGTTTTGCCTTTAACAGAATTAAATTCGTCAGTTGAAACTCCTACTATTAAGAAACTACCTAACTCCTTGGCCCGCTTTAGTAATTCGATATGCCCGTAGTGCAAAGTATCAAATGTTCCATAAGTTAATACTGTTGTCACTCTAGCATCCTTATAGCACTTTGCATGTACCCATTAATAGACAATATTTCAAATCCTCTGTCTAATTTACTAGTCCATTCCGCTAATGCTTTGTATTCGCCTTCGGCCCACAATTCGTATCTTTTTGGCTTGTCCCAACGGTACAGTTCATCAAACACAATTACTGTTCCTGGTACTATCTGTTTATTTAACAACGTCAGCACTGTATAAGCACTCGAGTAAAGGTCGCAGTCAATGTGCAAGAATTTTATAGGTTGTTTATGGTTCGCAACCCATGACGGGAGTGTCTGGTCAAACCATCCTTTTACTAATTTAACATTGCTGTTTACTATCGGCAAGTTGTCGACGTTAAAGTGTCCTTTTGGCCAGTCGACTCCGTTATTAGTAGTAAGCCAGTCTTCAGGAAGACCTTCAAAGCTGTCAAATCCCCACACAGTTTCATCTTGAAAACATTGAGAAATAATATTAATAGTAGTGCCCTGAAACACTCCAAACTCTAAAACGCTTCCAGTAATGCATGTTTCTGCCAATGCGTATTCTAAGTGTGTTTTTCTATTACGCTGCTTTCCTTTGTCCTTAACTACTGGACTAGCCTTAAAAGCCTCGATTGAAATATTATCTTTATTGATCATTCTTAAACCATTCCATAAACTCGTTTCTAGATCTCTTCTTGCTAACAGAAATGTCTGTTAGCGTCCTGTTTTTTGGTGACACGCTAGAAACCCATTCGGTGTCCGGCGTCTGCCAGGCGGGTCCATACTTGGTTTGTATAAAATATAGCTCGTCTTCGGGAACAAAGAACCTGCCTCCAAGAAAGTCTATTTCTTTAACATCGAATACCTTATATGTAAAGTCTATCCTGTACCTTCCGTCAGTAATAGGTTTCTTTACTACTGCGGTGTGATAAAAATATTCTTCGTTTATCCGGTAATAAAAATAAAGGTCCACACTAACATTTCGTTTAATGATATTAATTACTAAAGAGTCGTTTACGAGTCCCGAGCTAGCGTGAAGGTCAAATCCTGCGTTAATTATCTCGTTCATTGTGTTACAGTTAAAATCTCTCCATTCGATACCAATATCAACGTCATTGTCGTGACTAATAAAGTCTTTTTCTCTGTAGTAACCTAATAGTGTACCGTCTTGCAGCCAGTACTTTACACCATTTCTTCGAAATATATTATCTAACTCTGTAAGGTTTTTTGTGGCGCTTTCTTTGTTAATCATTTTATCTCTTTAGTTAAGCTCAACTCTTTTATGTTGTTAGAAACACTGTATAAAGGATGCAACCTTGCTAGGGTAGGAGTTACAACTCTAATATCTACTATTGCATCTCCTATCTGTTGATCAGCAGGCAAGTGTCCGTATTCGTTAATAAATCTTATTAACGTCCTTGCAGCGTCCGGCTTTATAATATAAGAATAAGCTCCCCTAAGATAATTGCCGGTTCCTACAAACCCTTGCGTTGCGGTGTTTTTTGCTTTCTTGTTATGGTATTTAGCTACTTTGTAAGGCTCGTTTTTACTTTCATCTATGTCTTGGTTGTACGAGTTAGAAAAAGGGTCTAAGTTGTCTAATTTTAACACATCAGTAAATGTATCTAATATGCCGGCTGGAAGATAATCTAAAAAGTAGCCGTCGTGCTCTAAGATAATAATAGGCTGGTCTAGTTCTATGCATTTCTGCCAAAGATAGTAATGACTAAAGAAACAACCTAATACCCCTAGCTGGCCCTTTTTGAACTTCTTTGCTTTCTTAATGCCTGTGGCTTTGTAATGCTGTTCTGCATCGTTTCCGTTTACTGCGTCAACGTATTCAACGTCCAGACCGAATTTCTTGGCTTGGTCAAAGCAATCCTTTGCTACTTTGCAAGAGTGCTCGTTTTCTTTAAGACGAATTACTAACGTCTTCATACCGAGACATCATCCATTCCTGCTGTCCTTAACTTTATAACATTATTAATAGAGAATCCTTTTACGTCTAACGCCTTGAGGATGCCTAACCACTTGTTGCGCATTAGCGCGAATTCGTTTATGAGTAGTTCATAGTCGACTACTGCACTTTCGCCGTCTACGTACTTTTCTACGTCTCGGCTGCTTAACGCTCTTTGATAGTTTTCCAAATACTTCTTAAAAAAAGAACTGCGCAATTTACGCAGTTCAATATTCAGGTAATTCAGGATTGCTTCTATTTCTTGAAGCTGATTAAAGCGTTGCTCGACAATGCCAGGCATTTCTGCTGCGGCTTTCTCGAGACTGCCTTTAATCTTTACTTCAATTCGGGCATCATTTAGCTCTGATTCGTAATAGTTTAACGCATCTGGAATCTTTGAAATGTCGTTTGATACTTTGTGGTACCAGCCCATTCTAATCCTCTTCGTCTATAGTGTCTAAGTCTAAGTAGTATACAATTGCGTCGTCTAAGATAGCATCCATGCCCATGGCATCTTGCAACACAGCATCATCGATACCGTGATCTGCGAGCATGTCAATATACTTCTCAGCAGCTATTTCTAGCTGCTTCTTATCCATGTATTGCTTAAACAACATCCATACTTCGCTAACGTGCTCTTCATTCATTCCCAGTTGACTCCTCAATATGTTCGTTGTTATTTATAGAAAAGTACTCTCAGACAACTTAACAACTTTCCACCCTTTACAGGCTCCTACTTTACTAATTGTTCCGTTGTATAGATTTTTTTCCATTGTTGAAATTGCTAGATTGTGCACTTTACAAAATTCATAAAACGATCCTTCTACGATGTATTCTTTATTATCAGAATCAATGAATTTATAAACCTTGCCGTTGTTTTTGTTGCCTTTCATCCTTTTAGAATGAACAGCCTTAAATTCTTTAGTATGCTTTCTCCCAAAAAACGGATTTTTTGGACCTTTCATTCTTTCGGATAATTCTTTTTTATAATACTCGGGCATCTTCTTGCCGTGAGTCTTAACAGTACGCTTATAACTTTCTATTCTCTTCTGTTTGTGTTCTAAAGATTGTTTTCTGCCTTTATGATTAGGGGGTCTGTTGTCAAGGCATATATTAGATAGTATTCCGTTTTTGTCGATGTTTTTCTTCCGTAAAACTTTACGAACTCGGTTTCTTTATTGTAAGCTTCGTGTTCGTCTAATATATTATCTAACAGCACTATTACAGGAACTACGTATCCTTGATTCTGTAAAAATCTTATTTTATAAAATTTGTGTTTATTTAAGGTACGAGACTCGTTTTCCTTAAAATGGTCTAGGTGTCTAGAGTTTACGATTAGTCCCTTGCCGATGTAAAAGGTAAGTCCGATCTTGGGTCGATTAAAGCACAAATGTAGTACATAGCAGCCTCCTATTCATATTTAGCAGACTGCTATGTCTCCTTACTCGTTTTCTGAGTCTAAAGTACTTGTACTTGTTTCTTCAGCATCGTCAAACGAGTCTTCCGTATTATCAGGAAGAAGATGAAACTCTTCGATAATTCTGTCTAGACATCCGTCGTCGTTTCTTTGCCACTCTTTTCTATATTTTTTTATCTCCTCGCCTGAATGAGTAATATATAGAAGGCGATTTCCGTTCTTTTCAAGTAGCCCTTTCTTTTCAAACAACTCAACAAGTCCTGAGTACAAGCTCATTCCGCCGTCGTAGGGAATTTTTACTTGCACACTTTCGAATGGTTTTGCGTAGCGTGTTTTCATTACCTTACACGCTGCTCTAATACCGCGTACATCAGCAATCTTATTGCCATCATCATCCTCTTTGAGTTTAAGTTTACGCATTGCAACTACAATTGAGCTTGCGTAGATAAAGCCCTGGCCACCTGAGATCTTGTCATCTGGGTCGAACATATCCTGGCTTGCGTATGTGTGGTTTGTACACACAAGGCCTACGTTATATGCACCAATCATGTTTACAGTGTTACGTACAAGTGATGCCAGTGCCTTGGGCTTACGACCCATGTCACCTTTCATATCACCTTTCTGGAACTGGTCTACGTCAGTTGGTGTCATCATCATACCAAGACTGTCAATTACAAATAGTACCTTGGGACGATCTTCTTCAGACATGTCTTTGTAGTCTTGCATGAATGTGTACATGGTCTTGGCCACGTCGTCGATCATACTCATACTCAATTTAAGCATGTGCTCTTCGGATGTCTTAACACCCAGTGCTTGCAACCATGCTTCGTCAAGTGCGTTCTCTGAGTCGATTAACACTACGTAAATGCCTTGATCCTGCGCATCTTTGATAATGTTACCTGAACAGATATAGCTCTTGCCTGCACCTGATTCGCCAGCGAATACAGTTACCTTACCTAGTGGAACACCTCGTTGAAAGTCTCCGCTGATAAGATAGTTCAGCGCATAGTTGCCAGTCGAAACCCAGTCTGTTGGGTCGTTAAAGCCAGCACTCATGCCAGTGATTGATTTTGTTAGATCTTTCCGAAATTTTGATGGGTCGAAAGATTTAGCCATAGTGACTCCTATATTGATTAAAAGATACTGGGGGAGGTGACCTCCCCCATAGATGGGTTTATTGCTGGTTCTGACGCGAGCGAATCATTGTCAGAATATCTTGGGCGCTGCTGCCTTCTGACTTCTCTTCTGACTTGTCTTCAGCTGCGTCTTCTTTGTTCCAAGGAAGATCTTTCTCCTCTTCACTAACATCAACCTTCTCATCTACCTTTGGTGTTACCGATGGCTTAGGTTCAGTTTTTGCTGCCGGAGCAGATGTCTTGTTGGGATCACCTGTCTTTGCACTAACGCCTGCTGGACGGAAGTATTGACTCCAACGATCTGCGTCATATGCTTCGCCGTCAACACTTGCTTCGAACATTTCCTTTATAACCTGAATCGCTGTTTCGTCAGGCTTCTTAGGAAGGAAGTCGCTCATGTTAAACAAGCCATGATCGTTAATAGCTTTCATTTCTTCTTCGTTAAGTGGACGATCTCTACGCGCCCAATTCGAAGTTGAATAGTCAGCATACTGTCCTTTACTGGTCTTGTTAAGGCGGAAGTCTACGCCTGTTGTGTAATCTGTTGGGAGTTCTTCCATGTCAGGATCCATAAGAGCCTGTTTAATGATCTGGAAGATCTGTGGACCGATAATAAACCTACGAATAGGATTCTCTGGTGTGGTGTCGTCGCCCATCGGGTTGTCTTTAACAAAACCCTGGAAGATATAAGAACGCTTCTTCCAGTACTTGCGACCCATGTCTTCAAGACTTGGATCTTTGAACCAACCACGTACTTCTGCAAGTACCGGACAAGTTTCTCCGTACATTTCCATACATGGAACTGCTACTGTTACAGGACGTGAATCCGTATCACCCTTAATGCCAGCAAATGGCAGCTTGATCATAAGCCTCTCAGCCCAGAAAAAAGTGTTTTCAGTATTGCCATCAGGAAGGAAACGTAGAGTACAACTCTCGCCTTCTTTGATGTTCCAGAATGGATAAATGGCCGAATCGCCTTGTTGTTGGGTGCTGCCGCCTTTGTTTGCCTCTTGTTCTTTCAGTTTTGCTCGAATTTCTTGAAGTGTAGCCATAGTAAAATGCCTCCTAATTTTGTTATTTTGCCTATGTTTTTAGTGCCTTAAGTGTGTAGCACAAGTTATATACTACACAATGTTATTTATCCTGTCAACCATTTTTTTGTATAAAAATGAATAACTTAGCTGATCTTAAAGACCAGCTAATCTTCTCACAGCATCAAACTCTGTGTTGTCTTGCTGTGGTTCTTCAATTACGTTCAATCCGCTGCTTGCTTGGTGCTGCTCATACGTGTTGTTAACTCTCTCAATAAATTGCTTTGCTGGATTAATGTACTGCTCGCCGTAATCTTTTTCAACCATAGTAAGCACTGCGGTTTCGCCTTTTGGAAAGGAGCCGTTTGCTCTGTCATAAAAACTAAGGATGAATTCACTAAGCGGTGATTGCTTATCTTTTTGACCTTCGGCGCCAATTCCTGCTTCTTTCTCGCACTCGCCACCGGATGCACATCCATCACAGCATGCTTCTTCCATAGAGTTCTTACTAGGCTTAATCCCGTAGCGTCTTTTTAGCTCTTGATTGATCAGCTTCATTTGAAGACTGCGGGCACTTCCAGGGCCACCTTCTGGCTCGCCTGCTCTCTTTGCTAGTACCTTAAGCTCTTTGTCGCTGAGGTTTCTAATTCTTTTCTTCATTTCTTCTGGCGAACTATCGCCCCAGGTCATAGCTTTATTAAACTTCTTGGCTACCTTGTCGCCAAAGCCTTCCTTTGTAGGCGCATCGTCTTCGTTCCATTCACCCATCAACTGGTTGAAGTATGTCTCAATCTGAGCTTCTTCCGTAGAGTTCTTACTAGGCTTAATCCCGTAGCGTCTTTTTAGCTCTTGATTGATCAGCTTCATTTGAAGACTGCGCTCACTGCCATCGCCCGGCTTTTCGTCAACGTCTTTGGCCAACGTCTTCAACTGATCGTCGGTCATAGCACGAACTCTTCTCTGTATATCTTTAGGCTTCGTGTCGCCAAATCCCATTACCTTGTTAAACGTTCTTTCGAATCCGCCTTTGCCTTCTTCTATGTCGTCTGAATCTTCAGCAACACCTTTGCTTGACTTCTTGCACCTAGGGCAAGTATCGTTATTCTTCTGCCAAGCTGCTTTTGTTGACACAGCATCACATCCTAGGCAAGCAATCTTCTCAGCAGTTTCGTTGGCTTCCATTTCATTCATGAAGTCTTCTGGACCTAGTTCTTTAGCACGGGTGCCTTCACCGATTAGCTTGTAGATATATGGGAATACGTCTTTAAGTTCTTCGTTAAATTGTCTAATAGTTAGCTGGTCTATCCAGTTTTCTTTTACGTCTTCTGGAATTTCTTCAAATACTGGTTTCTCAAATCCGTCAAACGCTTCTTTGTAGAAGTTTGGTTTTTGCAGGTGTTCGATTCTCTTCTTAACCGTACTAATGCGCTCATGAACAATGCCCATGTACCCAGATAAACTCTCAGCCATTACCTTCGACCGGCCCATGTAATTTTTAAACTTGCGTAGCTTCGAAAGCTCTTCGGACAAGTCAACAATGTGTATGCCAAAGTCGTCATAGGTTGTGCCGCCCTCTGCCACGTGTCTTGCCATTGCTCTTGCGCCTGCTAGATGTTTAAAAGGGTACTTAAACCGTTCGCCCGCTCCGCTTTCTATGTAAATAGTCCCAATGTTTCGCGTGCGGCCTGACGGGATTGCTGAGTCTATGTTTTCAGTATGCTTGATCACTAGTCTGGCACTGTCTATGTTTTGGTAGCTTAATTTTGAAGTACCGTATAACTTCGATTCATTCATGTTACTGTCTCCGGAGTTCCTTGCAAGGTATTTGTAGTCTCTTTTTTCTAAGTTTGATTTTGTAATATTCCTAACGTCAAAGTTTAACATACGCTTCTTCGAAAAGCTTCTTAGTTCTCGTAAAAACTCGTACCATTTCTTCTTAGAAATTTCGTCATTTACTACGTTGTTGTTGTACATAACCGTAACACCAGACTCTTCGTCAAGCGATATGCTTATCTTGCCTGAGCTGTCGTCAGACTCGCTGAACAAAAATTCAAAATAGCGGGCGTCAAGCGGTTCGGTTGTGACATTTCCAGATTCGTCACCTAAAGTGACTGCCGGGAAACGTCCTCGTATTTTAGCAAATAATTCTTCTGCAATATGTTTTAGGTCCATAACGTATTTATCAGTTCCGTGTCATAAAGATTGGCATCGGCGGATCATAGTCATCATCATCAGCCTGCGTAAATGTATTGTAAATCTTAGGGTCCCAATCTTTGAGTATCGCCATCATTCGTATAGTTAACAAAATTGCAGATATTAGATCGTCTGAGACTCCGGATTTTGCTTGGTAACTAGAACCAGTTGCAATGAACCCTTTGAGTTCTGATATTAACGGTTTGGAGTAAATTTTCATTTTGTCGTTTTCTACCATTGTTTTAAGTCTACTGCATGCTGTAATCTTAGCACTGTGGGTAGTGTTAAACCCTTTACGGAATTTTCTAACGTGGCCTTTGCGAATCGGTTCTGATATAAACAGGCCGGGAATATTCTCTTCACCAAAATCTTGTATTACTAATAATGCAGCTTCGCCAATACCGTTATTTTCTACACTCCAGTAAATAGAGTTTGGTTGCTTAATAGTCTCTTGTATATAATTGTTGATATCTTTAAGTACGCGAATTTGTCCAGGAATTGACGTTTGATTGTGCTGCCATTCTGCTACTTGTTTGTAACTAGGTAATTCTATAACCTGTATAGCAGCATTGTCGCCACCAGTGCCCATACTAGGGTCAAGTGCAACAGCATAGGTATAACCTGCCTCAGGCTTCTTATACCACCGGGTTTGCCCCATGTTAAGGGTCGGAGTCATCCCCTCCATAGTTGATAGTTTGATGGAATTAATTAACGTTTCGTCAAATACTAAGAATTCGCAGTTAGAGCTTAGTACCTTGTTAGTAAAATACCGGTGGCCGTTTTCTACTTCGATTAAATCATATACCGGTTCGGACATTCCAGTGTCTGACTTAGACAACAGCTTAACGTCGCCTTCTGAAGTAACCACAGCGTCGCCAACATTTAATTGACTTGCTTCTTTATGTTCAGTTAGTGTTACGTAGAACTTATGATCGTATGTACATTCTACATACGCTCCTCCCTCAAAGTCCAGGCGCAGTGTAGGTTTTACGCCCATCAATGCTACACCTGCAAAGGACTGAAATCCATCAGGAGTTAGTACTTTGTAATTCTTCGAATTTTCTTTGAATGTCTTTGTCATTTTTTTAATACTCTGTTACCACCTCTATATAAATTGCAGCTCTCACAGTATTCTCCGTTAAGTTGTTCTTGGGCTATTATTCATCTATGGTATTGTACAAGTTGCCTATTTCTAAGTCAAATACATTTCCGTTTTCGTCTTGCAAAGTTATCATAGTATTGCGTGTCACACAACCATACTCACGACGGAAGCGTTCTTCACCAATACGACCTATTTCAGCAACCTTCCATTCGTCGTTTCTGTCTGGGTGCTCGTCCCAGGCTACTGTAAACGAATGGAAGCCATTCGTTCCTAATTCAGTTTCATTGCCGTGTTCGTCAAACTTTTTCTCGGCGTCTTTCCAGATTGTCGCAAACGTGTCTTCGTCCGAGTTTGGAGTAGATGTTATAATTGCTCTACCACCTGTTGCTAGCGTAGGTGATATCGACGTCCAAAACTCGTCTGCTATCCCAGGTTGTACAAATGCGAACTCGTCGCATTGATGCGAATTAATCTTATTTGCAAGTATTACGTGATTTTCTGCGTTAAATATCTCGTAAGTGTCCTCTAATTCTACATCCTCTAGTGACACTATTATCTTACTATTGTCTTCAGAGTCTAGTTTATTACCTAACACAAGGTCTTTTACTTTAACTTCGGAATTATTAATATAGAATCGATGGTCGAGTGTTGCTATAACAAAGCTATTATCGTCAAATGTAATCTTGCGAGAATCCTTATTGGCGTTTTCGTTTAAGAAAATTCCTTCGAAGTCTTCCCAGCCGTTAGGTGTAAGAATTTCGTATTCTGTGTTAGGTGCGAAACTTTGATTCATTGAACCTCTCTATTAGTGCAGCGCCGCTGACTACAGTGCCACTTCTTATGTCGTTATTGATCATTTCTAAGAAAGTAGTAAATTCTTTGATCGACTGATCGCTGGTGTAATTTGCACGAATTAATAATTCTTCTAACAATATTCCTGACTTGCTGTGCTTTGATACGTTGTCTTGCCACGGCAACATCTGTAGGTTACTTACACTTCCTATCAATAACGGACTAACACTATTTTTATATCCATGCATCAAAGGCAAACTTGTCATGCGAGAACAATTCTTGGATCGAGAAGCCTGACATAAAGTTCTTTTAATGTCACGTCTTCCTCTTCTAGTGTTTTTTTATTACGAACTCGCACTCTAGTAGTATCACCGTCAAGGCAGTATAGCAGCGAGATACTCATGCCGCGGCCTGTGTTGCCTGTAGTAGTTGAGCTTACAACACGCGAACCGTTTTCGAATTCTATACTACCTTTGTTGTAATTGACAACACCAGCACGTATATGGTCAGGACACAATTCGTAAATGTAGCGAATTCGCTGCATAATTTCTTGGGCGCCTGTGTACTTGTGAGCTGCAATTAGAATAGTTTGATCAGGATGGAACATAGCAAACCATGCAAGGTATACGGCAGCACAGGTGGTGTTATGAGTTGGAATCATTGATTTTCCACAGAGGAACAAATGATCAGTAGTGTCAACTTGAATACACCTTACTGGAACTGAGTCAGTGGCCGAAATACGCTTTATGTAATGTCGAGTATTTTTTTGATGACTTTTACAGTTATCTTGATACTGAGACTTCCTTGTTAACTTGAATACTTTATATTTCGTTGTAGCAAATCCAATAGTATAATACGTTTGTCCTTTTATTACCTTATGGTCGCATCTATTTTTTATACCTAATGATGACAATAGGTCTTGTACTTGTTCTATTAGTCTGTAGTTTTTTTGATAAAATTCACATCGCCCGGACCTTTTATCTATCGAGCCGGCTGAGTCCATAAGACCTTGCAAAAGTTCTAAACGTTGATTAGTACTAGCTCTTAGATATTTCGCGGGTACATGTTTATTTCTTAACAAATCATTTTCGTTTAGTTTACTGCGTAACCCGTAAATAGTCCTATTTTCACTTTGAACACTAGTCCCGTTAGAATAAGATCTTGAGATGTCAACACCTCTACTTAATATCTCTGGTACAATTTCCTTATTATCAGCAACACACTGGGTATAACGTGCTGCGGCACTCTCACCGTCACCTAACAAAAAACCCAACACGTAAGGATCTATAGGCAGTTCTATTTCGTCTAATTGTATCGGGCTTGCTGCTTCTACGTACACACAGGTGTTTTTTGATTCAATGTAATCTTTAATCTGTTGCGTGGTCCAGGTTTTTACTCCAGTATTCCAGGATCTTAATGTAATGTTCCACAGATGTTCTGCATCTGCTGTAATCTTCTCTCCGTTATCAAATTCGACCTGATAACAAGTATGATTGTACATTACCGGAGTGGCAAATGTAACAGAGGCTTCCTTCCCGTTAGGTCCGAGTATTTTATCACCTACTTTAATATCGCCCATTGTAGTCCACCCGGAATTTGTTGGTATTGGTGTGTCGAGCGCTAGGGCTTTGCCTGTTTGCCTAGGCAGCATGTTTACGTTAAACCGGAAGTTGTGATAACTTGCCATTAGGCGTTCTTGATATTCGTATGGTTCGAATAACAGCTTGCCTCTTACAGGGTGCTGAATGTAAGCAAAGTTCTTAGCAAAGTACAAATAGCCGTTATCAGGGTCCATACATTTAACAAGTTGTTCTATTTGTTTCTCTGTGTAGGTTTCTTGTTGATTGGCTTTCTTTGTAAGTACTCCGTCTAATGACTTGGACATATTATTAATGAATGCTTAGATTTCGCACTCGTACTCCTTTCTGAATACTTCTTCGCCCACTTGATTGACAATAGTATCTTTCCATTGTTCGTCTCTTTCAGGGTGGTCAAACCATTCTGCTTTAAACTTAGCAAAGCCAGAGTTTTTATTTTGTGCGTTTTGCCATAGAAGGTTAAAGCCGGAATCTTTTTCGCCTGTTGTAGAAGTAAATGCAATCTTACCTCTTGATCCAACTATCGAAGGATAAGCTGACGATAAGAATTCATGCATCTTGTGCTCTGACATAACTCCTGCTTCGTCAACGAACAAGAAACTAATTGACATACCTCTAAGATTGTCTGGCTCTAGAGTTTTTGCTAGCAGCTTTGATCCGTTAGTAAGTATAAGTGATCGTTTGTTGCTTACACTGAATCCAGGATTCAACATGCTAGGGCATCTTTCTATAATGAGCCTAACAGTCTCGAGTATTTGTTCTGAAGCCATTAGCCGATGACTGGCAATGACAATGTTCTCGTGTTCTAAAAATAACAAACGCCAAGCAATGTATGCCGCTGCGCACAACGTCTTGCCCATCTGACGGGGTAGCATGTTTACGCTAATTTTTTCGTTGTGTATATTCTTTAGTAGATCTTTTTGAAAATCGTAAAGTCTAAGGTTCTGTACCCCAGTAGCTGGTCCAGTAGCTGGGTTTACATACTTTACAAATTGCTCGATGAAATACAGAAAGCCATCAACAGGATCTGCGCATTTAAGAAACTTTTTTATTTGAGTTTCAGTGTAGGTTTCCTGTTGATCAGCATTCTTAGTAACTACTCCGTCTAACGACTTTATCATATGTAATTTACTCGTCTTTCTTCATGTTGCCTTTTTTCTTAGCAGCACGAATCTTCGAACCTTGGTACTCAGCCTTAGGCGTTTCGATCTTGCCATCTTTGTCGTAGTCTTTGTCAGCTTTCTTCTTTTCTGTTAGCTGTGCATACAAACTATCTTTAATAGACTCATAACGTTTTTGCGACTCGCCTTCTTTAACAGCCATCGGATTATCACCGTCTTCTGCATCTTTGTAAGACTTCTTTTGTCTGTTGAGTCCGCCAGACAGATCTTTAGTCATGTAATTAGTGTCTTGATAATCTTCATCAGGCTCGTTATCGTACCCTTCTAGACCCATCTCGCCACTGCGCATTGACCTATCTGTGTAATCGTCTTCTGCATCATTTTGATACTCGAATCTTAACATATCGTGCAGAGTTTCAAATTGCTGGTTGTCGTCCATTTTTTCCAGTTTTGCTCTTAACTCTTCTGAGTTAACATTAGGAAAATTATTATCAATGTAATCTTCGAATTCTGCGCCGTCTCTGCTGTTACCAGCTGCTGACCTTTGTATTAGTCCGTGAAGCCTTCGTAATATATCGGCATCTTGAGCGGACCACTCTTCTAGATTTTCGTAAGTCAAAGGGGCTGGGTTAGTATTCTGGCGTTGGCTGTCACGTACCAAGTCGTGCAGAATTTTTACCTGGCCGCGGTCGTCCATTTTTTTCAGCTTCATAAGAAGGCGTGAGCTGTCAACCCCTGTAAAGGTCTTATTAACGTGATCTTCAAACCCGCGCTTGGCTCTAACAGCGTCGGCTCCGCCTTTCATTGTTTTCCGAACCATGTTATGCAATGATTCGAGCTCTTTGGCGTTCTCTGTGGACCACTCTTCGGAAACTTGCTTAGCACCTTCGTGTTGTCCCGGTGGCAGTCCTTTAACAGTCGTTTGAGCCCCTGTATCGCCACCAAATGCCGTTGGCGCAGGGTCGCTGACAATACTAGACAACCGTTCCATATCTTGACGTGCCGGCATTGTTTCTTGAGGCATCGGTGCTGCATCATTCATGCCAGCGTTTTGCATAATCTTCATAAGACTTGCAACGTCGTCTGCTGTCTCGCCTGACATAGAAATATTCATGCTAGCCATTTCGTCTAACTGTTGTTTTTTTTCTTCTGGAGTATCCAGCTCTGTCATACGCTGAATCATGTCTTTTAGTTTTTGTGTGCTGCTGTCCATTATTAACTCCCTATTGGACTCGTTGTATTTTGCTTGTCTGAAATGTCTTCAGATTCTCCTACGGGTGCTGCCGCAGCAGGGTCGTGTTCTCGTTCTTTGCGATCTTTCTCGAGTTCTTTAAGCAACTCCATTACTCTGTTGCTGCCAACGTCCTGTTGTGCACTAGTACCGCCCATATCTTCTTTAGTAAGTAAGGTTTCGTAGGTTACCGTTTCGTTGTCACTTGGCATATTATCTTGATATCGTTCTAGCGGTTCGTCAGTTCTGCGCACTACAATACAAGACTCCGTTACTGAACATATAGATCCTATGTAACTTCTTAATACATCTGGTGTAGTTGGGTAAGTTACTTCGGTGTCAAAATATGTTACTTGAGTGTTTTGGTGCTGAGGAAAGTCAAGTGGCCGTTCTTGAATTGGGGTTGTTTTTCCGCTAGTAAGTGAAGAAACACCAAACTTCTTTAGTGCAGTTTCCAAAGTGTCAGCAAAGCCTTCAGGAAGCTCACCTGCTACGCCTATCTTAAAGGGGTAACTCTTTTTTGATTCGTTTAAAATTTCTGTAAAAGATCTCATCGCAATATCCTAGTTATAATCTTATTTATCTTTAGACTTGTCAATATTCTTTAGTCGTTCTAACAAACTATTACGATCCGATACAACATACCCTTCGCTGTTAACAAATTCGTCATCGCCACCTTTTTTAGAGTTTTTATCGTTTTCTATCTTTTCTTTTTTAAGCTGTAATTCAACCATCTTAAGCTTCTTTTCTAGTTTGGCTGTTTTTGCATCAAGATTTGTCTTTAACATAGAACTAGCAACTTCGAAGATTCTAGCGGCGTACCTAGCCTCGACGTTCATACCAAGATCCATAAGGTCTTCGTAGGCAATCATTGATTTAGATGCAACTTCTCCTAGCTCGCTATCACCTAAATCACCTAGACCTTTAACGTGTGGAAGTGCTGCTGCAATTTTATCAAACTCGGCAATATCTCGGAGAGTTTCTTTTTGGTTGCTAGCCGCAATCTTGTGCTGTTCTTTTTCTTGCTCTTCAGCATCCTTAATTATATCCTTTGAACTTTCTAAATCTAAAAGTTCTTCGAGTTTGCGTGTCATTCCTGGTCCTCCGTTTAGGCTATGTTACCAGCTACTTCTTTTCTAGTTGCCTAAATCTTATTAAGTGCTAATATTATTTATCTTCTTCTGCCTGTACCTTTGGTACCTACAAAAAGGTCCTCTTCTGTTACAATCCTAAAGAAGATACCTTTCTGCTTGCACCACGACTGGGCCGCAGCCCACTTGGCTTGATTTACTACCCAAGCTGCTTGATTAGACTTCGAGCGGCCAGTTTTTTCTTTAATAGATTGGTTTGATGGCTTTACTTCGATTAGCTCTACTTTCGTCTTTCCACTTTTAGTTGTATATGCTATGAAAAAATCTGGTACATAGATAGTTTGTTTGCCAGTTAGAGGATTTTTATAAGGGATTCGTATTGCTTCGCTAGCCCATTGGACTATTGACGGGTGTTCGTCGCAGAATTTACAAAAATGAAATTCCCAGCTTGACCGGAACGTTGGATTCTTTTTTCCTAAATATTTCTCAGGATTCTTAGGAGTAAACTTACCTTGTGCAAATCTAGCCATATTACGGTGCTATGTTCCTTGCCTCCAGCAAGTTTGCGCTGGACTCGATTCGAAAACCCAATGAGCTAGATTTTATTCTATTATAATTTAAAACTTCTGCTATTAAGGCACTTAATTGTACTTCGTTTAACCCCTTTAATGAATCGAGCAGCTTAAACGTTCCAATGTTATCCACCTTTGCTTGTCGCATTAAAGTCGAGGTTAGACTCGAAGCTGCTGCATCATCAAATCCTCTCTTCGAAAAAAATCCAAACACTGCATCAACTTCATTAGCAGGGTATTCTATCTTTGACTGGTAATACTCGTCAAAAAAGTTTCGTACAAGTCTGTCACTGTCTGCTTCGAGCCTCGAAGGGTTTGGTAAATTACTCATGCTGTTTGCTCCGGTCCTAGGCCTGCGCCTGCTTGTGCGATCCTAATTTTTACTGGTCTTTCGATGCTGTGTGAAGTAGCGTCTGGGGGATATGCGTTAGTTACTTGACTATTACTAGAATTTGCCGAAGAGCTTTCTGGACCAGTGTTTCCTGTAGAAGTTGATCTGGCGTCTTTTGGAAAATGTGTTCCAGGTATCCCACCTACTGTTTGTTTTCCGGCGTTAGTTACTGCTCTGTCAAACACACTAACTCCTTCACCTATTAATGATTGTTTGGATAGGCCTTTTGCATTCTTAATTGTGTTAGCACCACTAATAAGTGTTCCTAAGTTAGCTTTACCCGACGCAAGGTCACCTAACACAGGGCCTGATCCGTCAAGGACGCCGCCTGGACCTAGTAAGTTTGATACGCCGCCTCCTTCAATACTAAGTGGGCTTGGCGTTTTGTCGTAATGTGTTGTTGCAAACGTCGCAGGAAGGTCTTCTCCTATTATCCCTCTGTTGTACAGTACAGCTTCGTAGTTTAGAATAAGAGTATTCTCAGTTATACCAGTACTGTCAGACTGGTCCATACTGTCGTGCCCCCATCTTTCTACCATAGGATTAATTAGAGTAAATTCTGTAAATTGTTGTCGAGAAAGTTGGTATAATTTTATGTTATCAAAGAACGGCCGCGTTCTATTATTGTCTAGACCATACCTGTGTGATTTACTTGTACCTTGGTATGTGTTTCTAGCATCGTATGCATCCTCAGGATTTATAATTCCTGAATCTCTGAAATAATACTTGTAGTATGCTTCCAGGAGAAGAGTTGTAAGACCCAGGTTATCGTCATGCATTACTATGTTAACTGGGGTGTAGTCTATCGAAGTCTGTATTATTTTTTTTCTGTTGTACTGATTCTTTGTATCAACATTTGCTGAGAACTGGGGCAAATCTATTGTCTTGGCCAACATATTCAGCTCGGCCATATGTTTCTGTCTTAGTATCGGTACAGAATCTTGAGCTTCTTTTGACAAAGTAAAGTTAACAAAGAAGAGAAATTTATTTTTAGGTGCAAGACTAAACGCATTGTCAACATACAGTCTAGCAGCATGTTTTGCATCCCCAAGGTTGCCTTTCGGATTAGTTACGCCGCTCTTAAAATTGTCCAGAAAGCCGTTTAATATATTTGCCATACTATTATTTATCTTCCAGTTAAATCACGCACAGAATAAAAAAGGAGCATAATGCTCCTTTTTACAGTATTACTATATTTTAGTTTGATGCGCCGCCTGCACCAGTACTTAAAGTGTTTATAGTACGACCTACGTTTGTACCAACACCTGTGCCTTGCGGAGTTTGTACTGCGTTGTCAAACCTAATTGACAATGTAACAGTTACTGGTTCGTTTGTTGCATAATTAAGTGAGTTATAATTTGCATTTTGAACAAAGCAACCATAACATTCCCAAGTTTCTAATATAGTCGGTTCGAATGCGCCGTTGGCGCCATCTAGAATTTCAATCCGTGTTAAGAACTTGTAGTCAATACCGCTAGCTGCTCCTGACTGTTCAAAGAAGTCAAATTGCTTTTGTAACTGCTCGCCGACTTGCTTTTGTACAGCACCAGTAACATCGTCACGCAAGTTGAGTGTTAGTGGTTCCCATGAATGCTTGCCTGCAAGATAAGCTTTTGAGTTGTAAACGTCAAGAGTGATTTCTTCAAACGTAACACTCGGACGGGTCACGTCCACTACTTGCTTGGTAAGTTCAGTTGTCCCTGAGCTTACACCGAAATTCTCAAGTGTTACTCTAAAACGATACTGCAACTTAGGCATTAACAGTCCTTGACTAGTAGCTGATTGGTTACTAGCTAGTGGTACTGTGATTTTCGATAGTGATGAAATTGCCATTTAATTGTTCTCCTATTACTAGTATTTATCATTTCTGCAAATTATTTTGCACACCATAAAAAACGATAACTACCGCAGTCGTATATAGTCTTCAAGTTGTAGAAGTCTATTTGTTCTTTCTCAGTATTATATTTATTTGTTTTGAAAGAATAACGATGCTTACGTTGCGTTTCTCCTGGTGCAAAATACCAATAGTTTACTGGAGTAACACCATCTAGAGTAAATCCTAAAAGTGAATAAAATGCGCTTGAGTTGCTCCATCGGCGATCCGCAAAAGAAGTTACTTGCTCAGGAGAGTATGTATTAACAAAGTAGTTAAATAGCTTGTTAGCTCCGCCTACTACAGTTGTATCCAATGTGGTGCAGAATCTGTTCAGCTCCCACCCTACGACTCGTTTGCTAACATCACCTTTTAAGAAAGTCATTACAGAAACTAAGGTGTCGTTGTGGTATAGCCCCAGTCGCACGTTCGACCTGCCCGTAGACTGAATGTGGTTTATCTTAAGGAACTGATTTGCGTCTCTTGCAGTTAGTTCTCTAATCTTTGTTTTCCTGGCATACACCTTGCGACTACACTTGCCTAGCTGATTCAATAATCTCGACTTAACAATTTCTGGGGTGTTAACCCATTCGTCTTCGAAAACATGAATTAGCTTAATTCCTTGTTCTGCACATAATTCGGATTTCCTAAGATGATACTTGGCTTCTTTGAACTCTGTTGAGTGCCAGTACAGCCCGTTGAATTCTATAGCAAGGTTATGGCCGGGTATTACTACGTCTAACTCCAGGGGCGATATAATAGTTCTATTATTACGTTCAATGTCTACAAATGCAGATACAAAATCAGCTAGCTGATTTTCTAGTTTACTGGTACTTACAGTTTTAGGATAACATGCTGAGCAGAAGTCGTTACGAATTTTTGACTTAGACAAATACTGCGACGTCCTTGAAAAAACTGTTCCGCACAATGTACATTTTAAAGTTGTAAAAGTAGACGTGTATTCAATCAACTGATAATTGTAATCTTCAAGAATATTTTCTAGTCGCAAGACGTGTTCTTTCTGTTTTCTTGCTGCTGTTAACTTAGAAGTTTTTGCTATTTGTTGTTTAGATTCTTCTGAATGAACTTTTCCCCGGAAAAAAGCCAAATCCGTGCCGTTGGCTTTTTTTGTAGCCAACGCCTTCTGTACTTGTTCGTTGGTAATAATCTGATATTTTCTAGCTTGGGCTATCTTTTCTTTGGTTTGGGCAGTATGTTTACTGCCCACAAGAGGATGTGTTCCTGATTTATGCCATTCTTCATTTCTCAACTTTGCCTTTGTTGACAGCTTTTCCTTTTGTTGGTCTGTCATTGCAGAGTTGTAGTTAGAAGGTGTTTTGCCTTTGTTTGCATCAGATATCTTTTTCTTTGCTTTAAGCGAATGAGTTTTTCCGAAATTAGGGTTGCTTGCTCCGGATGACTGGCTGCTCTTTAGTTTACGAAACTCTTCACTTACTACAGGACCGTATTTTTCTTTATATTCAGAGGATGTTAAATTGTGATGTTTAAGGTGACGCCAGGTTATCATGTTCTTAAAAGATTCGTTGCAAACTGCACAAACTATCATAACCTTGATCCTTTACTATAGTACTATTATATATCCAAAAAAATACAGGCTGGACTTAAAGCCGAGCCTGTATTTTATCTTACTATCTTAAAGGCTTGCAATTTCTCCTGTGTTCTTAAGTCTTAGCGGAATGAAGATAAATTCAACAGCTTTAACTGGTTCAATTGCAATGTCTAGGTAAAGTTCGTTACGATCAATTCTTGCTGGTGTGTTGTTAGTATCATCACATAATACAATATAATCAAATAACGCTCTTTGTCCTACTAGCTCCAGCATCAGACTCTCAGCGGCTCCTTTGAGCTCATTTCGAGTAATCCTGTCGTTTGGTTCGAACACATAAGGCTTCGCTAGTTTATTTAACTGCGAGCGTAAGTATATTACAAGCCTAGCAACGTTAATTCTATCAAGCGACGATGCATTTCTTGCGCGGGTTTTTTGTCCGTACACTACAAGACCGCTGCCTGACAAGAACGTAATTGGGTTAATGTTGTTAGCATATAACGTGTCACGCTGTCCTTGGTTCAACGACACACTTACAAATTCGCCTTCTGAATCAATGTATCCAGATGCAGTTGCGTTTGTTACGCCGCCTCGTCGAGTACCTGCTGGTGCAAACCAAGGATAACTTACCTGGTCGCTTAACGCTATAGTGCGAAGTGCCATATGGCTTGCTGGAACAACTACATTGTTACCAGCGTTGTCACTAGTAAAGCCTGATGGGTAGTATACTCCTAGGTTAGTGTCGAAACTAACAAGTCCGTTGATGTTATCTTCTACAGCCAGTCGAGTGTTAGTTGCCCACTCGTTTAGTGATGTAGCATCAGGAGCAAGTCTCATAGGACTATCACCTATGATAAACGCACTTTGTCCTCTGTCAAAGTTCAACGTAATCATCTCGCCAATTAGTTCTGGGTAGTTTGGTGTTGCCATAACGTTAAACAAGCGTGACTCGTCGTCGCGAATCTGTTCGTTGCTATTAACCATTGACTGTAGCGACTGTACAACAACTTTACGCTGTGCGTGTCTTCCGAAACTTCCGGCGCCGTCGTTCTGGTTGCCAGATTCTGTAACCCAACGATTTACAGCATAATCGGTCATGCTCTCATCATTAAAACGAATGTTATCTTCTGTAGTATTGATATAGTTACGCTCAAACCGCTTTACGTTAAACCCACTTCTACGCAAGTTAAACAGTATCATGCCTCTTGGGTACAATGCTGGATCAGGTGCGTCGGGATCAACAAAGTCACTTGTTAGCAGTGCTTCGATTGTTCCTTGTGTATCGGAGTTCTCACCGCTGGTGTTCCAGCGAGCATCTGCAAACAACACACCGTCACTAGTTGTTTGATCTGTTTTGTCTAACAATACAAATCGTTGCGCAGTATTACTCCAACGACGTATTACTGGATATTCTTCAATATCCGAGGTATCGATCCAGATATCGCCGTCTTCTAGTGCAGTGCCGTCTGATTGTCCGTTTAGTGGATTTGGTTCTGTAGCACTTACTATTGGTCCAGCTGGGTTAGTGTTGGCGAGATAGTTTTTGTATCCTCTCCATGTTGACCCGTCATGAACCATAATGTCTACTTCGTCTATAATAGAGCTGTACCAAAGTTCGCCGTGTAGAGCTAGGTTCTGCGGAGCGTCTGCTTGTGCTGCAAAGTCTGCTTCTCTCCAGTTGCTTGCTACCAGATCTCCAACATTGCTTCCTACCGAAGCGTACAGGTTCTTAGTAGTAGTGTTTACGCTCAGTGGATTGAACGGAATAAATCCGATATTACCTAATAGACCGTCTGTGTCAGTAAGCCTAATGTCGCCGCCTGCTGTGTGCTCAATTACTACTCTATTTCGAGCGTCAACAGATGCCACAACATGATTAAAGCTTTCACTGTTAATTGCACCTGCAATTAAATCAGCGTCACCGGTGTTTCCTACCGATGTTACTGTAATTGTAGTTGCTGTTGACAACGTCTGTGATCCTACTACTGTTTCGTAGATATCAAAACTGTATGAACCTGATGAAACGCCAGTTTGTCCTATTTGAGCACTAACTATCTGTGTGCTGCCTGGCGCTGCTCTGTTGTAAATCCTAAACTGTGCTTGATCAGGGTCAGAATTTTCTGAGTTGTATCTAACAAAAATCTCACCTACTGGTAGGTTTCTGCCACCGCCTGCTCTGTCTAGTGAAAACAATGCTGCTGCGTTGCTGCTATAAAGAGGGGCGTCTACTGGGTCAAACAGTTCAACATTGCCGTTCCAACGCAAGAGTCTCCAGCGAGCACCAAGGTTTGGTTCAGTTGTTTTAACCCAAACCGATCCAGTTGGTCTATTGTCTAGATCTGTATGAAACTCTGGTACTACTGTGTGTGGACTTAACTGGCAATTAGGCGTTGAAAATGTTCCAGATGCTAGTCCTACTTTGCCCAGCAATCCAGTATTACCTCCTAGAGCAAAGTCATCAGATACAGAACCGTCGTTGAAAATAGCAAATCTTCCATTTACGTTCTGTGCCGCAATACCGGTAGACACCAGCACGTTGTTAAACTCAGTTACTTGAGAATCTAAGTCAGAAGCTTCATTAATTGTGTAACTAGTTGCGGCGCCTGCTGGGTCAACTATAACTGTGAAGCTGTCGTTGCTGTCTCCTAGTGTACTGTCTGGAAAATCAGCAGTAACAGTAGGCCAGCTTATTTTCCAGTCTGGACTTCCTACTACTACCCAGTTTCCTGACTTGTTCTTGTAGTACATAGTAATATTAGATGTAGTAGCTCGTACGGCATATTGTCCAATTGAACCTACACTTGCTTTCGGAATGCCGGTTGCTTGGCCTCCTACTAATCTAGTGCTGTCTGTAATAACAATCGGAGTTTGAACACTAAATGTTTGGCCGCCTGTTCCAGTGTCTCCGTTCCACTCAAAAATACCCCATTGGGTGCTCTGAGTGTCTAACCAGTTTGTTCCGTCATCTGGGTTAGCTCCTGGCGCATCTGCTTGAGGCTGGAGTGCTCCTAGGTCTATATCTGCTCTAGCAACATAAACTCTGTTACTAACGCCAAGCAGAGAGTATGCTGCTTGCAAACCATATTCGTTTAGCTCGCCGCCATGAATAGGGTTGTTGTTTGCGTCCGTATAAAAAATAGGGTCGCCGAAAATCTCTGCTAACTCTCTTTGTGACGTTAACAGTCGAGGCTGATTTGCGTTAGCTGCTAGCGTTCCTAGTGCTGTTCCTGTTCCACTGCCGTTGATTTTGTTCTGGGCAGTAGCAACAAATATCATAGGTACAGTGCCTGGTTCTGCCGGCGTGTAGAACGATTCGTCTATAACGCTAACTTCTACTCCTGGTGATACAAGTGCCATGTTTTTATCTCTCCTTTAATCGGTATGTTCCGTTACTAGTATTTAGCGGACAACAGTTAAAATACCCGTGTTATATACAGGAAAAAGGGGCTAAAAGGGCATAAATATAACTATGAGACCTTTGTGCAAGCAATGCCGGCAGAAGCCGTGTGCTATCAACTACTACAAGGATAATAAACCATTCTATCGTTCAAGGTGCGAACGATGTGCTCGTGCAAAAGTGACCACAGAGCGGGCGCCGAAATGGTTTTATAGGGGATATACAAAAAAAGAGTTTTGTGAAAAGTGCGGGTTTGCCAGCAAGCACCCTGAGCAGTTTGACGTTTATCACTTGGACAGCAATCTTGATAACTGCCGTCCAAATAATCTAAAGACTATTTGCGCCAACTGCCAGCGTATCCTACAGAAGACTGGTTCAAAGTGGCGACAGGGCGATTTAACGCCCGATTATTGACGGTAGTCTAGGTGCTCTTGCAACAGGTTATCCATTAGGTCTTTGGTATTTTGATAGGTTTCTTCTATCTGTCCGTTGTTGTCAATCACATAATCGGCCATCCACGGTTCCAACGACATGCTGGTCTTGTCTTCAGAAGGCAAATGATCTCTTCTATCGACCCATATTACATAATCAAACACACGTTGATTTCGCATGCTGTGGAATTCGCGCTTGTGCCTTAATCCGCAATAGATGTCGTTTTCTGCGAATAGCTCTTTGCCAAGGCGAGCAGGATCGTTGGCATTATAATCAGCTATCAGATTATACCACATCTTTCTGAAATTAACTCTGTCGGTTAGACATTCTTCTACCGTTTGGTAGTTGTGTTGTTGACAGAGTTTTTCAAAAATAAATTTTCGAGCAGCAAAGTGACTGCTAGACTCGTAGGTAAGGGCATAACTTCTAGCTATAAACTCAGCAACAGTATCTTTTCCATGGCGGGCATGACCTATAATCATTAGTTTAGGTGGTCTCAATTCGTTCTCCTAGTTTCTTAAAGTATATTATAATCACTAGGAGAAGTCAACCGGTTTAACCTATCAACCAAGAATATCCTCGGCCACCTGCCACTTGCTGACTAACTTCTATCTCAAGTTTTTCCATTTCAGCTTGTGCTTCTGCTTTTAGAGTATCACCGTTCAAGGAAGTTCCGCCTTGTGGACCAGCTATGGTTGCAAACTTCGACCGTGCCTCGCCTAGCATATACTTACAGGCTGCTAAAGTATAGTCTTTAATCCATTGCTTGGCTAAGTAATCCTCTAATAGCTGTGAGTCTGGGCGATAATTGTAGGCTTCGATTAAGACCTCCTCTGTATCTGCTCTTGGCCTTTGCATAATGGTTAACTTCTTAGTAGTTGTATTCCACTTAAAGTCAATAAAAGCCCCAAACATTCTGCCAACAAGTTCTTGGTGCTGTGCAAACAAGTCGTAAGTTGCTAGCCCTCCCATTTGTGACGAGCCGCTTAACAGATACGTGTTTGTATACGCTAAGTTAAACGGTTCGAAAACACTGCCTGCTCCGCCACCGCCGTGTCGGGAGCCCACTCCTCTGCGATATAATTTGCGTACTTCGATAACTTCTCTTGGCAAGATATACTCATTCTGATCTATTACTAGAGGTAAAAAAAGATAAGATTCTTCTACACTATTATCAGAACGCTGTCGAAATCGTGTTAACGCTTTTTCCAGTGCAATATTATAATGGATTGGATCTAGCTCCACGTCAACCATATGTCCGCCTAAAAACACAAACACATAATCAAATACTTCTTGTTTTTGTGTTGCTAATTGTTCTTGCATTGATGTATCTGTCATTTCAGTTCTCCCGTGCTGTATTTATCGAATAGCAAGCGATAAATACAACTATTGTACCACCTTTAATAATATTAAAAGACGGCGTGACAATAACTGTAAATTCAAATAAATACAACATACAAACTCTAAAAGGGGAAGACAATTCCAAGATTAAGTATTTACAAACCGACACGCGGCAACGATTATTATTTTCTAGACAGAACTATTCTAGAGCAGTTCACTGTAGGCGGAACGGCTGTTCACGTTCACAAATACTTGGGTACAGATGACGGCGAAGTCGTTAAAGACCACACACAGATTCAAGATCTTCTTTTCCTTGAAAACAGAGATAGAAAATACGACGCTGATATATATCGCATTAGAGGTATTTACAATGTACAAGACCTTGACTTTGATCTGTCACAATTTGGACTGTTCCTTAGTAACGATACTATCTTCCTAACTGTTCACATCAATAGTTCAGTAAAGACTATTGGAAGAAAGATCATGAGCGGAGATGTAATAGAGCTTCCCCACCTAGAGGACGAATACGCATCTAATAACTTTACTAGTGCGCTAAAACGGTTTTACGTAGTTGAAGATGTAAACCGGGCTGCCGAAGGATTCTCGCCAACTTGGTACCCTCACCTTTACCGACTTAAACTCAAACAACTTTCAGACACCCAAGAATTTAAGGACATCTTAGAGCGGCCTGAAAACGACGACCAATTCGAAGGTGATTATGATTCTAGTAAGACTTACCAGGTTGGGCAAGTGGTCAGATTTAAAGGGGTGCTGTATGAGGTTATTCAGGAAACCAGCGGGAACGACCCTACTGATACAAACTTTTGGCAGGAATACCAAGACAACACGCTAAAAGACTTGTTAAGCACCTACGAAAAAGAAATGCAGATTAATAACGCAGTTCTAGCTGAAGCAGAAAGAGATGCTCCGCGATCCGGATATAATATAACTCATTTCTACACTGTTGCGTTAAACGAAGACGGAAGTGCTGACCTTCAAACAGTTGACGAAGATCATCTTGACACTAGTGTTGTTAACGCCAGTGCAGACGGAGTGTACGGAAAGCCGGACAGGTTGGGTTACACTGGATATTTACTCACTGACGATACTGCTCCGAACGGCGAAGCTTTTGGTATGGGTATTTCTTTTCCGGCAGATAATATCGAAGGTGATTATTTCCTAAGAACAGACTTTTTGCCCAACAGAATGTTTAGATTTACCGGTGAAAGATGGCAGAAGATGTACGATAACGTTAGAATGACAATGACCAATGGGCCGGAACGTCAAACTCACCAGGGCTCATTTATCAATAATGACAAGACAACCACAGTAGCAGGAGAGACCTTCCCAGAGAAGCAAAGCTTGTCGCAGGCTCTCAAACCAAAGGCAGATAACCAGTGAATTTCTTTTACGACAATCAGATACGAAGATATATTACTCAGGTAGTTAGATTACTAAGTAATTTTTCGCACCGAGACAGTCACGGTGTCACTAGAACAGTTCCGGTTATGTACGGTGACTTAACCAGACAAGTTAGCCATGTTATCAGAGACAATTCTGAAAATAAGATTCCTAGTGCACCTAGAATGGCCGTTTACGTTACTGGTTTAGAAATGGATCGGACTAGAACCGCTGACTCAACTTTTGTTAGCAAGAAACATGTGCGAGAAAGGGCATTTGACTCTGACAACAATGAATATCTAAACACCCAAGGGCAAAACTACACCGTCGAACGTCTGATGCCTAGTCCGTATACACTTAGACTCACTGCTGATATCTGGGCTAGTAACACTGAACAAAAACTTCAGATCCTAGAACAAATACTTGCACTTTTTAATCCCAGTTTTGAAATTCAAACAACTGACAATTACTTTGACTGGACTAGTTTAACCGTGGTAAACCTCGAAGGAATTGTGTTCAGTTCAAAATCTATTCCAGTTGGAGTGGATACAGAAATAGACGTTGCTCAACTTACGTTTAGTACTCCTATCTACATTTCATCACCTGTTAAAGTTAAAAAGCTCGGAGTTGTGCAAAAGATTATTACCAGCATATTTGATGAAGACAACGGAAGTATTGAACTAGGACTAAGTGGTCCGCAAATACTACAATACACCGATGAGCCCATTACAGTAGAAAAGTCAGGCACGTTACAAGACAACCAAGACGGTACAGAAACGCTTTCGAGTACCGATACTACTAAGAATAACAGAACAGTTATAACTACCACACACAAAAATTATGGTTTGTTTATCACAGGAAACCAAGCCCAACTCGTGGACGGTCAAAGTGTAGGCTCTGTTAGCTGGCTTGATGTATTCCAAGTTTACCCTGGAACTTATCAAGCCAATACCAGTAGAATATTTTTACAGTCAACCGATACTTCAAACTATATCGTTGGGACAATAGAACTCAATCAGCATGACGATTCTAAGTTGGACCTTACTTGGGATTCGGATACTATTCCCGAAGATACTGTAATTGAAGGTAGCACAGGAGTTAACTATATCATTGACCCTGTAAAATTTGATCCTAAAGACGTTAAAGTTCACGGAATGCGATTGCTGTTGTTAGGCAACATAGGAAATGCTAGCAACCAAGACGGTGCCGACGCTTGGAAGAACGCAAACGGGACTGACTTTGTTGCGAACGAAAACGACATTGTAGAGTGGAAGTTAGACTCCGACGGTGATGGGACATACAAATGGTTTATTGTATTCGACTCTACTAACGTACAAGACCTAACCTATGCTACTAATCTTAACACTGGATTTCAATACAAGTGGACCGGAGACTACTGGATTAAAAGTTATGAAGGCGAATACTCTAATGGCTCGTGGCGTTTAGACTTATTGAGCTAATTACTAGTATGAACCAAATAGTTTGTAGTGGAGCATTATTTTATGCTCTTAACACCAAGCGTTTCTTCTTTCTTCACCGTACACAGGGTCGGCACAAGAACCAATGGGGTTTAGTTGGGGGCACTAACGAAGGTGTAGAGACCCCTTGGCAAGGTCTGCAACGTGAAATACAAGAAGAAATAGGACCCGTTGATATTGTTAAGACAATGCCGTTAGAGTCTTTTATTTCCAACGACGACCACTTTCATTTCCACACGTATCTTACTTTAGTAAACAATGAGTTTATACCTAGTCTTAACCACGAGCACAACGGGTATGCATGGGTAAGCTTTTGTAAATGGCCGAAACCGTTACACCAAGGGCTACGCAATACCTTACAAAATAAAACCATTCAAAACAAACTCCAAACTGTTCTAAAAGTAATTGATTTACTTGGCGTAGAACAAGACCAAGGGCAACTTCCTCACAAAGCAGGTTGAATTCCTTTTTCTATTACAGTAGCCAGCACTCGGTCTGTGGAGTATTGCGTTAATTGTATTACATCAAGTGCGTCGGCTACAACACTTTCTACTCCTGTAGTGTACTGATAAACACTGTCGCTAGAAATACCGACAACGTACATCTTTGTGCCAGTGTTGTTGAACGCAAGATCAATTGGACTTCCTTCTTCACTGGCCACACTAAAACTAACACTGTCAT